CGCATGCCCTTCATCAGGCCACGACCACGGGCATCGACCACGTCATCTTGACCGGAGAAATGCTCGCGTGCCGCTTTGACCACTGCCCGCATGACACTGCCCCGCGCCCGGTCACTGAGACCATGATAATCATCCACAAACGCCTCGTCCGCATATTGATCACCCAAGAACTCTTCGAAGTCATATTGATCACCAGACCAAGAAAAACCCTGGCGCGCGTAGTCACGCTGGATGGCCTGGGATATGGCGTTGGCCACGACCCGGGCTGGGCTAGCGGTAGTCTGTTCGCTTATGTCTTGCTCTTTTACTTTCTTTTTCTTGCGATCCGGCGTCCAGGCCGTGCGATCCGCTTTGCGCGATTTGGCCGTCACGCGTTCCTGGCGCGGGCGATCCGCGGTGTATTTCTTGGGGCGACCACGGCCGCGCTTCTCGCCCGCGGGTCGTGCTTTTTTATCGCCTTCTTCTTCGTCATCGCTGTCATCATCATCGCGGCCATAGCGTTTCTTGCCGGCTTCGTATTCGGTGTCCAGCTGGGCCAGCTCCGCGCGGCTCTCGGGATCTTTCATAATGCTGGGAGCGTGCTTTTTACGGAATTTTTCACGATCCTGCCCAAACTTTTCTTTGTATTCTGGTGATCCAGGCCAGGCGATCTTCATGCCGCGTGCCTCAGAAATGATGCCGCGCACCAGCGCAGTGGCTTCTCGGCTGCTGCCAGCAAACTGACGACTCAACACCTGATCACCTTCGGCGATGCACACATGGTACTCTTGATATTCGCGATCATGATAGACTTGTATCATGCGATCACCTAGGCTGGCTTCTTTGATCAGCCTCAGAGATTCTTTCACTGGTTTCTTGGATTTTTTCTTGTCTGAGACTGCTTTCTTGAAGGGTTCTTTCCGGTCACCATCTCGATCAACATCCAGGAAATCGGGCTTGGCTTTCTTGGCTTCCTTCACGGGTTCCATGTCACCGTCACCATCAAGGTCGGCTTCTTTTTTACCAGCGGCCCGGGCCTTGGCCAGCTCACCGGTGAATCGATTGCCTTCTTCTACATCGTCTTCTTTGACCGCGCGCCCTTCATTCAAGAGCTGGCTAGCGGCCACGGTGTTGAATCGTTCCAGTATGTCGTACATGTTGTTCATGGTCTTTTTCCTTGGGTTCTGAAGCCTGTGGCTGGCAGTGGAGGGCGTTTCATTTTACTCATAGGGCTAGTGATGCCCTGTGGTAAATCATTGGTGGTCTCGGCTGGTTTTGTTTTGCCTCCTGCCACGGTCCATGTGGCATCTTGGGCGGAATTCCGAACCACGGCTTTGTCCCCACCCACTGCTGCAAAGTCTCGCTTGAGGTCGCGTTGTTCTTTGGTGTCAGCGGGATATTCAGGGTTGATCAAGAGATCTTTCTGCTGCTCGATGCCCATGAGCTCACGGTCCATGCCCGTGGCATAATCTCTCTGCTGTATGCAGATGCGATCCGCATCAAGCCCCAGGAGTTCGGCGATCTGCTGTATCTGGGGCGGGGTAGCGGGATAACGGAACGTGACATCTATCATGTTTACGCTCTCGTTGGGATAAGCTGGGAAATCTTCATGCCGGCTCATCACTGGTGTGCTCTTGACTTCACCCACAGACACTGGATCAAATTTCTTGAGCTGATCCTTCATGGCCGAGACGAAACCAGCTGGCACATCACCCACGATCTTGATGCGATAATCATGGGTCTTGGTGCTTTCGGTGAGATATTGTTGGAATGTCTTCATGTCGTTAGATCCTATGTGTTATTTACCTTTGCCAGGTGTTTCGTTGTCTCGGTTCAACAAGGTCCGCAACAGTTCATTCCGATCCAGCACCCTGCCCTGACCACTGGGCGTGGTGTCTTCTTCTTGGGTCTGATCCAGGCGGGCTTTTTTCAGCTGGAGATCGATCATCCGGAGCTTCTTGTTCATCTTGGCGGTCTTTGCCGTGATGGCATGCCCCAGCATGGTTCCGGCCACGGCAAAGATCTCTGAAGCATAGCGGCTGTCGACTTGCATGCCAAGATCCATGAGATTGTCAAAGCTCTCAGAAGCCTTGGCTGCTAGTTCGTCCATCTCTTGATCTGATGCTTCTAGTCCCCGGACCTGCGGCAAGGAGTTTTCTATCTTGTCAAGAGTCTTGAGAGTTTCAGGCAGCACTGGTAGATTATTGGCGATGTCATTGGCGGGTTCAGCTGGATCATCGCTGTCTGACTCAACATCGTCAGCGCGGGGTAAATCAAACAAGTCTTCGAGATTGTGGTTGGTGGCGAGGGGCATGCGATATTTATCGCTTGCGTTTTCCGTTATGGAACAATGAATCTTCGTTGAGCACGCGGAACACTATGCCTGATCTCTGGCACCAGACCCGGGCCGCTTGCCATTTGGCATGATTTATGGCCACTATCATGCGATCTCGCTCGGTCATCCGGCCTTCAATGATGCTCTGTTTCCTGGGCTTGATCTCGATAAGTTCCGAGCATATCTTGTTGTTCCGGGTACGATATCGCATGAACACATCGGGCACATAGTTGGTTATCTTGCCAGTGAAGGGGTGTCGATATTTGATGGCTATGGCCTCGCTGGCCCATTCCAGTATGCTTTCGTTGTTGTCACAGAACTGGAAGAACGCGAACTCCCAGCCCGATCTATATCGAGGTTGGCCTTTGCCTACGTATTTCTGGGGGTTCTTTGGGGTATAAGTGCCTTGTGCGAACGTAGTCATTGCAGCACATCACGCGCGGCCCAGACGTTGGGCCGAGCCACGGACTTTATTCCCAGCAAAGTAGCGGGGCTGCGTAAGCCATTGAGGTAATAACACATAGTGGCCGTGAGACGGATGGAATCTTGACCCTGGAGGCTTTCCAGCAGTGACAACACTGGTATGTCGCGATTTTGCGACACCAGGAACAGCGCCGAAGCAAAACTCTTGGCAGCGTCTTTGGCACCAAACACGCTTTCAAAGTAGCTCAGCACGACGTCATATTCTTCCGCGGGTACCTGGCGATCTATGGAGTTGAACTCGTCAAAGATCCTGACCGTGAGATCTTTCTTGGGATTGGTAGTGTTGATCGATCCCATTTATCTATTCTCCACTAAAGTCAGGTGTTTGACTATTATTTAATGGTGGCGTCGGGAACCAATCGTTGGGATTCCTCGGTCCGCCCCCGGGCTGTGTGACTGTTCTGGAAGCGATGTCCAGGACGTCTTGCTGCAAGATGGCTCGTAGATTCTGTCCTTTGAAAGTCTGGTAAGCAGCACCAGCTGATTGCACAGCACCCAAGACATCACCGTTGGCCAGGCTGCCGATTGCTCCAATACCAGTGTCTACCAACCCTCCTTTGCCCAACACGCTGCGAGTACCGCCGGGCCTGCTGAGAGCGCTGGGTTCGGTATCGTACAGAGCAGGATCAGCGAATCCAGTGGCGTTGGTGTCGGGCCGAGCAGCGCCTATGGCGCCCGAATAATATTTCACTGTCTCGTATTGCAGGGTCACGGTGTGCTCCATGACTCCATCGCCTTGGCTGTAATCATAAGTGTCATGGCTCCAGTCTGATATCATGGGATTGATCAATGTATACACCGCATAGCTGTGTTGGTTAAAACCATATATCGTGATATCACGGAAAAAGATAGGCTTACCACCGGCGCTGTTGGTGCCATCGCTGTAGCTCTCACCCACATACCCCCAGTCATTGACTGTGCGAGTACCAGCATAGATATCACGTGCGTTGTAATCAAATCCATTGCTGATGGTGGAGCTCACGCCCAGGGTACCATCAGTCTGATTCAAACCACGATATTTCTGGTTGGGATCTTTGTAGTAATAACTGTAGTAGTTGTACCACATCGTCCGTATGAGGTCATCACCATCGTCATGGAATTTGATGGTCACGGGCTGATACTCGATCTTTTTTTGGATCACGCGCTTGCGATTGTATTGGTTCAGGACTTCGGTATCAACACGGAATTTTGGTAAGTCTATGGTTTTTACCAAGACCCCAATAGTGTTGCTTTGTCCAGCAGCAAATATGTTCCTCAGTGCTGGTATCCCATTGGTGTTGAGATTGAAGTACACGTGGAAGAGGAACTTGAAACGCGGAGAATTTCCGTACCCGTTGGTACGGAAAGTCTTGGAAGCATGACGATAATCTTTGAGATAATCGTTACCAAAAAACGCCTTGAGAAAATCCTGGCCAAAAGCCATGGATTATCGCCTGTTAGCCGTTGGTAGCAGCGCCGGATGCTAGGCCAGTAACAATTGAACCAGCAGCACGACCCACGTCAGTACCAATACCTGAACCCAAGGGGCTCTGTACGGCATTGTCAAATCTAATGTTCATGGTTATGGTCACTGCTTCGCTGTTGGCATAATTCAGCTCGTTGTAGTTGACGCTGCGTAGGAAACAACCATAGATTTCCCAGGTCTCGAGTACTTCGGGCTCAAACGCTCCGTTACCACCGTCAAGTATCTCGCACACAGTCTTGAACTTGTAGTCGATACCAGCCGCGGCCGAAGCTTGCTCCATGAAGTCTAGCTGTTTCTGCAGTTGCTCGCCCACGAGCCTTGCTACTTCACCGCTGGCGTCATCTCTGAGATTGACAGTGAGCTCTTGCCAAGTGTGCTTTCCAGCCAGATACAAACGGCTGTTGTAGATGGGTATCTCGATCTCTTCAAACTCAACCTGGGGTCGGGTGAAATCTACCACTTGTTTGGTGAGTTCAGTACGAGGAGTACTGGTGCCAAAGTTTTCAAACAAAACGCGGAACCGATACTGGAGCTTGGGCATCAACAGACCTTGGGTGGGCGAGCTCTGCTCGCTGGCCAAAGGTACTGTCATTCTTGATAGTGATGAAACTGGCATGTGTATCTCCTATATGCTGTTATTTATGGTTCCTTACGACGCCTGCGAAGTGGCGCCAGCGGCTATCTCACCAGTGTTCTTGATGCGTACCGGGATATAGATAAACTCAACTGCCTTGACTGGCTCTATGGCGATATCAACATACAGTTCGTTCCGATCAATACGTGCCGGAGTGTTGTTGCTGAGATCACACACCACGAGATAATCATAGATACCACGCTTGGCGACGAGATCTATCATGAGACCATCAATGGCATTGGTAATCTCATTCCTGGTGATCTGATCATTGGGTTCAAACACGAATGTTTTGCCGATTTGCGTGAGTCTCGCGCGGATATAAGCCACTAATCTCGCTACGTTGATGCGATCCAGTGCGCTGGTCACAGCACTTTCAGTTTTGTTACCATAGTTGGTGATTCCGACTCCGGGTATAAACGTGATGGGGTTGATCTTGTTTTCATACAAGGTGTCACGTAGGCCTTGTCCCGTGGCTATGGTAGTGAATTCACCGGTCTGACCATTGATGTAGCCGATCGCGGAAGCATTGTCAATGACTCCGCGACGCACACCTGCCGGAGCCAACCACGGAAACGCTACTTCGTCGCTGCGTACTATGGTCCTCAGCATCATGTGGCTGGGCGGTTGCACCACTGGGCTACCAGTGAGATCGGTGGTCTGGCAGCTGGGGTAGAACACACCAAGGTAAGCATCTGATGTAGTGAGTCCATCTCCAGTGACGAAACCAAGTCCACCAGCATCGGTAGCCCAGGACTGTATCTCTCGTCCCGAAGGAGCCAATCTCAGGGGAGTATCACCCACAATGAACGCGGTGTTGTTTCTCTCGTTGTTGAGGCGTACCATGTTTATGATCAGTTCTGGATACTGGGGGCAAGCGATGAGATTGAACTCAAGCTGCTCTTCTCTCAGAGTGTCTGATGTATCTATGGCAGACTTCAGCGCTTGTATGATCACCTGTCGCTGCGCCAATCTTCCCATGTAAGGGCTTCCATCGTTGCGATTGCCCACGGCAGTGACCCAAGCATTGGTCTCTAAGAGACTCCAGAATGATGGATTAGTTGGTGCGTTGCCAGTGGTGTTGGCCGTGGCCACATAGACCAGGCCATTGAACAATACCTTGTCGCCTGACACATAACTGGTGCTGGCATCATAGGAATCTATCGCGAAATCTTGACCGTTGAAATAGTTCACCTGGAATGATTTAACATTGAATCCCGATCTGCGGGTGTTAAACAGCAACATACCAGTGGGATATAGTGTATAGTCGGGCGCATCAATATCCAGATAGTTGCTGCTCAACAAACTGGTTATCGTGGGTATATTGTCAGTTATGGGATCTGTGGTACCGTTGGCGGCCCAGCGAGCATCTGCGAACAGAACACCATTGGTCGTGGTCTGATCAGTGTTGTCTATGGTGACCCATTGATCTACTCCCAGCACAGGTTCCCATCGTTTGATCACAGGATACAGCTCCAGATTACTGATGTCGATCCAGAGATCACCATAAACTAATGCAGTCTCATCACTCTGCTGTGTTGGGGCTGTCGATGATACGATAGGTCCATTGGGGTCAGTCTGTGTGAGATTGAATCCACGGATGTCTGCGGTCACGGTGCGATATCCTTGCCATCCGCTGCCACTTTGTATCATGATGTCAGTTTGGTTGGTAACGCTGTAATACCACGGTGTTCCATCAACGGGATCTTGATCTGGTGCGCTCAATGAGGCTTGATAGTCAAAAGATTGCCAAGGACTTAATACCAGCACATTGTCTGGATCTAAGTTGCTGGCTTTACACCCAGGTACGCTGGAGTTAAACCCAGCATCAGCTATGGGATCGCCACCACCAGGAGTTTTTACCAATAAAATAACACCACCAAATTCTTGTATCAGAGATATGCTACCATCACTGTTGATAATCGCAGCAACTCCTTCAACATTGGCTGCGGATATGTCTGCAGCAAAATCAGCAGCAGTAGTACCAGTTATGTTTACGGTTACTGCAGTAGTAAAATTACCTGTACCTTTTTGACTGGTTCTCAGCAGGAAAAAATTCCCAGGAGTAAAAACTGGAGTGGTAGTGTCTCCGGTGATTATAGTGGGACCACTTGCTGTTTTTCGTTGGAATGCAAAAGATAGTGTGTTGTTTAAATTTCCAGATATTGAAACTT